TCATAATATTTAGAAATTATTTCCAATAACCATTTTTCATATTTCATTTTAGTTTTCCCCTTAACATACCGCAACCACTGCTTACCCTTTGGTAATATGTTTGTGTATAACTTGTATAACTCTTTTGGTTTCAGATTGTATCTCTGAAATTCATTTACTACATCAACATATTCCATCTTCATAGATAGAAACCTATGTATCATATAGTTAGACCACTGCTTCTTCTCTGTTTCGTTCAGAGAATCCCAATAACCTTTAGTTTGTTTTTGTGTAATATGTGTAACGTGGTCGAATAGACCTTTATTTTTCATAACTATAATTATTAAACTACTTTCTCAAAATCAGTTTTAATAGCTTCCCCAGAACGAACTTCCACTTTCAACCGCGGATGTGTCCAATGTGGTAGAACCCGATTGCCAGGCTAAATTATAACTTGGATATGATCCAGTCCGTGCATTTAATGCATCTGTAAGTGTAGAAGCTATACTTGAAGTAAATGAACCCCAATTATCCCCATATGAAGTCTTTATCCAACTCTCCATAGATGAAGTAGTTACATTATCCCATGCAACAAAACTTTCCGTTACAGCCGCAACAAGTTCAGTAGAATAATCTATTCTCTCATAATTTAATATACCAGCTACTGATGATGAACCACTATCCATAAATGAATAGTTAACATTTCTTACAACATCAACAAATGAACTGCTAAAATCGTATCTCCAACAATTTCTTACTTGAAAATCCATTTAAATTCTCCTATACTATAATTTACCATTAATAAATATCACAATTAAAAACATTCATTAAATAATAAATGAACTCTATTCTCTTTTTTATCATAAGTAGACGGGTTTACCGCTGTATGTGAATTACTTGCTTCTATTTCATATACAAACCCATCATCTGGTATATGAAATCCAATACCGTGTGAAGATTCTAATATATCATCATTATATATATTACTCTCATTAGTTCTAACATAATAAAAACTATCTACTGGGGATATTATTGGAAGATGCCATCTTCGTTCAAAATCACGATGCATATTATAAACACTCTCTGGTTTCATTATCATGATTCTAATTCTACCTATTGAAAATTGTAATTTCATTTCATTACAAACCTTCCAAATATAAGGACACATAGTTTCTAATTTAGGGTTTAATACAGAAAAATCTTTCTCACTATATTTCATACCTGGATTTGTTTTTTCCCAAAATAAACTACCTACATTTTGAACCCACCTTTTATCTTCTTCACAATCTTCAGTATAGGTTAACCCTATCTGATTGAATCCACCCTGATCACTTTCTACTTCAGAATCCAATATCTTCCAATCTCGTTTTAAAGCATAACTATCAAATCTAATATTTAATCGTTTTATAAAATCACTTGTTTTCAAGTGTAATCTCCCTTATTCTACCATCAAAATTAATTATAAAATTAACTACTTCGAGTATTCTATCAACTTTTAATTTTTTACCGTCCCACCATTCTGTTATTCTTGGTGTATCTGTCCAGCCAGGTCTAATCAAAGAACATTTCACCCCAGTAGATTCCATAAAATATTTAAAATTTGTTTTATCTAAAAGTCTTTTACCTTCACTATAATCATGTCCTTTACCAAAATCAGGTGCATTTGAACCAATAGAAATTATCATTTTACTTGAGTCGTTTTTCCATTTGGAATAAACATACTTTAATGCATCAGATTGTGCATTAGGATTATCATCATCATAGGCGTTGTTAATAAACAAATCACATTTCTCATCAAACCACTCTGATATTTCTGTTATAGGTTTATCATTAGACCTACTCGTACCAATTATCTTACCTTCAAGGTTTTCATAGAGATGTTTTCCTATACCAGAAGTATGACCTGTAATTATAACATACACTTTATAGTTGAATCAATACGGCTATAAAACATAAAAGTATTGATAGTCCAATCTTCCAAGTAATTGCCTCACCAATAAACATCCAAGTAAATAATGCAAATATTAATGTTCCCATAAAATGTGACATAATCTTGAAGAACCAAGCTTGATTTGAAAATGCAAAACTATATTTTACAGCGTATGCAAATAATAATCCAGTAGGAATTGCTGCTAACAATGCGGGTATAGGTGGTTTTGCCCATTTCCATGCTAATTGACCAGTTTGTGTAACCCACGCCAAACTATATGCCGTTGCCATTAAAATAACTGTTAATACAAAATCATTATTCCAAAATTTCATAATTAAAACCTATAAAATAATGAAAATGTAGAACTTCTGGGAATACCAGTCTGAAATCCCCAACTACTCGCACTTGACCAATATTCTGTATTCAATAAATTATGAACTTGTAACTGTACATCGAGATTTTTAGATACACCATATTTAATTGATAAATCAGTAAGGAAACTTGATGGTAATGTTGCAGAATCTTCTGTAGATACCCACTCACCATTCTCATCATTGTGTCCATCAACCGAAACTTCAGAATTATTTTCCATAATATAAATGTCATCATAATATCTCGAAGAAACTACTGCAGTTAAATCTTTCCATTTATATGAAAGATTACCACTCAATATAGTTTGTGGAAATCCAGTTTCATACCTTGTATCACCAATGGTTGAATCTACATCAAAACCATATAGTATACTTCTACCTTCTTCTCCAAATGGTGTCCCCCAAACATTCTCAGACTTTGAATAATTTAAGTTCAATACTAATCCATATGGAAGTTCTAATGTGGTATATAACTCTATTCCACTATAATTGGCATCACCTATTGGAATATATTTTCTTCCCTGATAATCATAATCATCAGTATTAGCCATCTCTGGATTTACAACCAACATATTTTTACCTCTAAAATCTATATTATATATATTCAATCCACTATTCTTATATTTAACTCCAAATTCAGTATCAATTGCTTCTTCTAAGGTTATATCTTCCTTTGGTTTACCATAATTAAACATTGCCCGTATTCGTGGTTCATTTTCTGTTTTCGATACGCTCAACCTTGTTGATAAATCGTTATTATGTGTATAGACTACTCCAAGTTTAGGTGACCAACTTGTAAATTTCTTATCCCAAGTAATAAGTTTACCAGTAGTATTATTAGTACTAATCATATTTTCTTCTACTTCATAAGTAATACTGGAACGTTGTAAATCAGCCAATACAGAAAATTTACCAATATTTTGTAAATACCTAACAAAAAAACTTGATTGTGGTTTGTATGTAGTAAAATCCCAAATCTTCCCACCTTCAGGAAATCCAGTTGGAACTCCACCAATATTATAATAATATTCATCTCCACCAAAACCATTATTAATATATGCCTTATGGTCTGATATCCAAACTCTATTATCAAATCCAGCATATATTTTACTATCCTTATTGAGTGTCTTTGATAAAGTAAGTACTTGACCAAATTGTTTATGGTCAACCCAACTTGTATATTGATGTAAATTAGGATACCACGGGGCACCTGCATTTACTGATTCATAACTCATTAACCCATTTTCATCTTTACTAACAAAATAAAACTTATCCAATAGTGCTAAAAATCCATTACCCCAAGAATAATGTAAATCATTATTTAACTCAACACCATTATCAAAAGTATAACTATGGTGTAATTCTAACATTGGTTTATGATAAGCATTATTATCTAAACTTGACCTTCCACCTGCATTAATAAAACTACCAACACTATTTGATGTTCCACCTTTTGCAAACCCAACAACATCACTTAAAGTCAAATAGGATTCTGAATCTGGTACATCTAATGTGCTAACTTGAACGTTTCCACTATAATTTCTACCATACTTAGCAAAAGTAGATGGTGATTGACCATAAAATCCAAGCGTATTAAGTGCAGGTGAACCATGAAATACCAATCTCAAATTGTGTCCTTTGTAATTAGTTCTGGCTGAAAGATAATATGCTAAAGACTCAAAATAAGAACCTACTTTATACCCATAATCACGAAGATATGTAAATCTTGTAGTATAATTCTCAGCTGTCTTATTAACACTAAACTTTAAATTACGAGAATCTCCATTCCAAGTAGAATAACCAAAATTAGTTTCTGGTTTATCAGAATCATCAGTAATTATATGAACACTACCACCAAGATTACCAAGTCCATATAAAGATGAACTAACTCCTCGTTGAACTTGAATTTTATTTGTTGATTGAGATGTTGATCCCCAATTTGACCACCAAACCTTTTTAGAAGTTGGATCATTTATAGGAATATTGTTTATAGATACAGAAAGTCTTTGTTCGTCAAAACCTCTTACCCATAAATTAGTTTGAGATTTAACTCCCAAATCATTTCTAATATAAACACCTGGAACATTTGACAAATGATATGCTAAGTCTTGTCCCTCAAAAGTTTCAATCTGTTCTTTATTAATATCTGTATATGATACTGGTGTATTTGATTTTGCAATATTATAATCACCAACTACAACAATCGTATCACCAACGAAATCACTATCCCACACTATTACTGTCTGTGAATATCCCACACTCATTAATATCGCAATCAATAACTTCTTCATTATTTCTCCTTATTTATTTTCAATAATTTTGTTGTACAACTTATACCTTCTGTTTTATGTAACATACTTAATGCTGAATGATTCCATTTTTCTGTATGCCATAATAATTTTTTATAACCCATTTGTCCTAATAATTCTGGATGATAAGATTTTAAAAAACGAGAAAATGAATTTCCTCTATATCTCCTATCAATATAAAAATTTATACCAAAAACTTCATTATCTTCTATAAATATATCCTTAATAAATATAAATTCATTTTTTTTCCTGGGACTATAAACCAACCCATTACTTCTATTAAGATAAACAGAAATTTTTCCTAAAACATCCCACTGCCATCCAACTATCTCATCTTGGTATTCTAAAATCCAAAATAAAAAATTACCACTCCTTAATCTCCACTTGGCTTCTTCCATATCCCACATTCCATGATATGGATATTTATCACCCTTCTCGGTTGAAAATTCTTCCAAAAAGTTATCTAATCCCTTTTGTAATTTAATCTCAAGTTTATCATTTATTTTCTTAACTCTGTTTAACTCTAATCCATCAAAGTATTCCATATCAAGACATTTATAATTTTCTATATCTAAAATACAACTTAAAACTTTAATTTTCATAAATGATTCACCACTTTGGGAACACGAGATATAAATTTATATCCCCCATCTACTCTTTCCCAAATATCTTTAGTATTGAACCATCCACTCGTCCTCTCCTCACCTAAATATCCCAACATAAGACCTGGTCCTTTTACTAATAATTCACTTTTATAGTTCAACTTAACATCATAATCTTTATGTGGATTCATAATCAATGTATTTTTACCTGTCATTCCTGGCATTAAAACTTCCGTCATAGACCAACTACACCACCAATCACTACCACATTGTTCTTTAAACTTATCAACTTGATATTGTTCAACAAAATCCGAACCCATAGTTGTTCTTGCACCATCAAAATCTTCAGTACCATTTAACATATCATTCATCTTTGGTGTCATTGGAATCATAGTAAATGCATGTTTGTTAATTGTAGATGGATTCCATTTCTCTATTATAAATTTTGCTCCAGATAAAAAAGATGGAATTGTTATCATTAATAATGCTGTCGTATTAGATAACTCTGGACAATAAACAAAATCATCTTCTGTATATTCCCACTCTTTAATAGATTCTAAAACGCACCATTCAATACTACTCCATGAATGAGTAACAAATTTACTTTTACCTGTTGTTCCAGATGTAGAATAAACTGCTGCAATGTCGTCTGTTAAATATTTAGACTTAGACTCTATCTCATCAAGATGGTGTTGTTCTATATTAGATGATACAGGAATATATGTTGTGTTAGTTTTATAACACGCAAAGAAATCAATCACATAATCCATTCTCTCTTCAGATTTAGATATAAGGTATGTTCCATCTAACTGTTCTGCACGTTTATCTATATGATTGACTATTTCAGGATTAACATTCTGTAACATCTCATATAATATCATAATTTCTCTATTTTATTTTTGTTTTCATGTGGAAATTCCATATCGGGTATAGGTTTATTTAAAAATTTACATAATTTTTCCCAACCATCTCCCTCATCACAAATATTCATATCTAAATAATCTATATTTTTCTTATTTAAAAATCTTATATTACTATCATGTTTAAATTTAGTCCTACCTTTCACCCACTCCTTCTGATGTTCTGGATAATTTCTAAACACTTCTTCATCACCGACACCTAACCAATTCCAATTATTAAACTTTCCTTGTTGTATTCTTATAATTTTACTCGTAAAACAGAATCCACGTAGTCATCTAAATTTTTTGTTAAACTAATATACTTGGCATCTGGATATTCATCTACAATATGACTAAAGACTGTAGGTTCGTAGATAGGATAATCCAAATAACAATCATATTTATCAATTCCATCTAATATTCCCACACCAAGTTCTAAGTTATTAGAAAATTTCATTAAGATTTCCATAAAATTATTACTTCCAGTATGTAACACACTATACCCTAAAATTTGTAATGATTGAGATAAACTTATAGTTCCAGTTTTATTATATCCCAATACAAATATTTTACTCATCTAACAAAACTCTCATGTAATATTAAATTTTCTATATCACTACAAAAAACTATAACTCTCATTCTATCTCCATCTTCAATTTTCTTATAATATTCTTCCCAATCACTATTCTTCATAAAATCTTCAAAAACATAATTTCTTGCTGACATTTGATCTATCTTACTATACTCATCATAAGAATACCTTAACATAAAAATATTATCAGGAACATCAAATTCTGGAATTGGTGATGGCCAAGCATCTATAATAAACTCATCGTACTCCACTCCATTAGATTTTAATGATTCCTTTAATTCATCTGTCCATTCCTCTGATGGATTCACTTCAGAATAAGAAATATTTCTTAATCCTAATACAAAAGTAAAATTATTTCTTTTTAAGAAATCTATAAAATCATCATATTTAAAATTTCTACTCTCCAATTCTCCCAAATCAATATTAGTATTTATTTCAGTTATATTATCCTCGACCACATCAAATGCAACAAGAGTTCCACAATTTTTATTGGTCTCTGTTAAATAATTATTTGTAGTCCAATGGTTGGCTATTTCTAACGATATACCTTCTATTTTTTTATCGTGTCCCACTCTACCTTTTCCCATTTATCATTTGATGTTAATTTGAATGCTCCTATGAATATTTGATCCCATTGTTCAGGTTCTATTAAACTCAACCACAAATGACCTTCTTCATGTTGATATAAATAATAAGTATGTCCTACAACAGGCTGAAAACTATACTTGGCATCATAGACAAGTTTATTCCACTCATACTCTTTCATCAATTTGATGTATTCTTCTTTTATCTCATTATATCGTGTTTCAAAATAATGATTTGTAGATACTATCCGTTCTTGTTTCCAAGAACTAATATTAGTTGGTTTTATTGCTGGAGCACCAACATTACTTCCATAAGGTAATATTGCTGGGTTATCTGCAACATTATCTGGTTTTTTACCCACTAAATACCTTTACTATCAGCCCATTCCAAATCTGGTCGAGAAAGTGCATCTTTTTTTGGTTTATTGATTTCTTCATCCAAACCAAGTCCACTACCTTCTAAAAACATCTTTGGAACTTTACCACAATCACCACAACTATAAACCTGAACTGGTACAAGTGCTTCTTGTCCTGTTGGTGACATAATTGGTGAAATTCTTTTAATTACACTTGCTGTAATAAAAAGGTAATTCCCACAATCATCACATTTTATAGTATCTGCTTTTTTCAAATCCACTTGAACTTCTTGTTGTGGTTGTCGAGGTGCTTTTCTTTTAGCCATTTTATAACTCCTTTAATATAACTGTTATTCTCTCCAAATATCTAATGTTGTACAATGAAAACTACCACCAAGTGTCCTTGAATGTCTAAGTTTCATTGGAATAACTTCTATGTTATGTTTGTATAATTCTTTATGTAACTCCGTCTGATTTTCATCGCATAGAACCAAGTTTGAATTTAAAGATAATAAATTTATCCCAATCCAAACTGATGCATGATTAAAATCTCCATAGTATCCAATGTCTACCATCTCTGGACACCAAATCTTATCCCAAGATTTTAATAACTCTGGCATATTATCTTCATTAACTCTATCGGGATTTAATAAACACAATCCCTCTCTTAACAATGCTATAGTAGAATCTAAATGAACATAACTATACAAATTTTCTAATATATGAACTCTATATTCACTTCCAAGAAAATTCTGTAACCATTGGGCTCCTAATTTATTACCCGTATTTGATAATAAATATAAGATATCATTATTACATCGTAAAATATTTGCCGCATCAAACACAGGTTCTACCTCTGTTAATGTTAATTCATCTAAATTTTCTCTCTGATAACTATCGTTTGTTAATCTTGGTTTTGGTGCTGATACCCACCTTGCACCCTTCTTCATATAATCAATAAACTCATTTCTAAACGAAAATGTTTCAAAGTACCTTGACCTCAATGCCATAGGTGATTCAATTATAGTATCACCAATAACAACTACACTATCTCGTGGACAATAATTGTAATATCCATCTGAAATCCACTCTCCATTTGATAATGTCTTAAAATTATCTTGTGTTTCTGGTCTCTTAACTGTTACTCTAAATGATTTAAGAGTAGATACTAATTCTTCTAAATCTTCTTTAGTTTCTTCTATAACTTGTTCTGGATAATAACCTTCTGTAACATCATCAATATTGTCTTTATTGGCATAGTTAATACAATGAAGGTCTTTACCCTTTATTGGATTATTTGGATTTTCTATATTACCTACGAATACCTCTTTCAAAGTATCCCATTCATTACAACTCTTTACCATTTTGATACTTTCTTATTTTTTCATTAATTAACCAAACACCATCTCTGTTATCTTTCTTATAATTTCCTTGTACTTTAATATTTCCATTTTTATAATACAATTTAAATAGACCTTCTTTAAAACCACCTACATAATTTATTTCACTTTGTATATTACCGTTTTCATAATACCATTTCCATTGACCACTAATCCTTAAATTTCCTACAAAACCACCCTTTACCATTACATTGCCATTTTTCCAATAAAATACAAACCGTGACCTTTTTATCTTTAACCGATGATTCAAAAGATTATCGAACACGTCCACTGTATTATCTACTAATTTTTTTTCTAAATCAGGATTTTCATCTCTCCATTTCAGATATTCTTTATATCGTGGATCAAATGATAACACAACTTTTCCATCAATCTCTATGGCGTTTTCATTATTTGATATTTTCTTATATTTGGGCATCTAATTTTATAGGTAAGTTAGGTTCAACATATTTTTCAAAAAACATCTTATGTCCTTTAACATTAAAATGGCATCCATCAGGACCAAAGTATTGTTCTACTCCATCAACTTTCAATACATCCCAATTTTTATCATAATCAAATTCTACAAATTTATTCCTATCCAACTTATTATAATAAAATTTTACAGCATCTACATCCATTTTTAATAATGGTTTCCACCATTCAATAAAAAGTATAGGAATATTTTTCATTTTACATTCATTTTGAAGTAAATACAACTCTCTTAAATATCTAACTTGTGTTTCATATACTGATGGTAAAATCTGTTCTAAATAAAAAATATCAAACATCTCATAATACTCAGGATCATATATCAAATCATGTTCTTTGTACGGAAAATTTTCTGATAAAATATGTTTTCTATCATCAAAATCACGTCTGTCTGGACTAAATCTATAATCTACTGAACTGTATTTTTCCCAAAAATCTGCGTTAAAAAATATATTCGTTGATTTACAACTAGCACCTTTAAAGTCTTTTCTATGTAATACTAATGATTGATGATTTATACCAAGAACTGTTCTAAACTGCTCTGTTATCTGAAATATAACTAAATCAACTTCAGTCTTATTCAACTCCCACATTAAATGATCAATAATAAAAAGATTACCTGCACCAGAAATAGTATGAGAACTTATATTACAATCATATTTCTCCTTCAACAATGAATGCCAAGTTTTTTGCTTTGTAACATAATATGGTGCTGAATGTGAACATCCACCTACTAATACTGTTTTTTTCATAGTAACTCTTTATTATCTATAACCGAACTCACAACTTCAAACCATTTTTGATGACCTAATTTATTAGGGTGGTCATCATTTGGTGACAGTCTCACTTCATCTTTTGGAAACTGGTTTAAATATCCATCAAATGAATTATCAGGTAATATCCAATTCTCCCAATCAAAAATTTCTACTGCCGTATTCCAAAGTTGCATAGGATCAGGAAGGGCGGAGTGTAAAATACAAGTATCATGGAATACATTCCAAAATAAATATTTACAATTATTTGCTTTCAAAATACATTCTAAAGAATAAACTCGTCTAATGCTATCTTTGCACATAATATCAATATCAATAAACTTTTCAACATATTCCTTTTTAAATTCAGTAGATACATCGTATCCGTCTACCGATATCTGCGTCAAACCCATTGGATTTCCACGAATAGGTTTATTATTTAACCTTAAATAAAAATTGTGATGCCCCATCTGGATATATTCTTCTCTAAGAGTATGATATAATTCAAACCGAGTAGGTTTAGACCACCCAATTAAAAATAGTGTATCTTGTAATTCAGATTGATTATTCATAATATGATTTATACTTGTTCTATAGATTCTATAACTGCTTGCACCACCTTGCCATGCATGATTAACTTCTAAATTATATTTATCACCCAATAATTGACCAAATGATTCACTTTTCTCTAACCCATCCCCACAAAAACTATCTCCATTATAATACAAATATTTCATTTAGAATCTCCTAACATTTTTATAAACATATCTATCTTACCAATATCTGAAGTTACATTTGGTTTATTCATATATTGTCTTGCAAAAGCACTCCATGATGACACAGTGTGTGTTATTAAATAACTACAAAATGCAAGTCCAAATAAATCTACAATATCCTTTAAAGTATTTTGTTTTATAACATTATCTCTATAATTCACAATTTTATCCCTGATACTACTATCTTTTATTTTAAATTTATATTCTTTTAAAACATCTTTATAAGTAATTATATCATAATTGTCCGATAAAAACTTAATACTATCCAAGGGTAAATCACTACTTACATAAAATTTTTGTTTTGGATTAAATTTTAATATTTTTTCAATAAATCTAATATAAACATTATTATCAATGTTCTCATATTTACCTTCTTCACCATTAGATGCGAACGTTCCCCGTACACCGTGCGACTTTCTTATATGAATACCAACCATACCTCTAGCGGTACTTTCAATCAAATAGTTTAATTTTGCATCTTTAATTTTTATTAATTGTAACGGCCGCTTTAAATGGTATTTATCATCAAAATAATCAAGATGAAACCTATTAAACGCCCACCCGTCAACTGGAAACCAATTTTCTGTACTATCTAACTTAAATCCACAATGTCTTATAACATTAGAATCAAAAGGATATGAATCTTTAATAAATTCAGAATCACTTTGGTCTACACGTGAAGTTAAAGGTAAATTTAAAAATTCTAATTCTGGCCACCACATTTTTTGAACTTCAATTTTCATATTATTAATTTTAGCAATTTGATATCCAAGTTCCCAATGATAAATTCTATTACATAATCCAGTATCTTCATTCGTAATGTATCCACTACCTCGGTGTGGTTCTACCCATTTTAAAATACCATTCATAACTTCTCTTTAATTAATTCTACAATTCTCTTATGTCCTAATTCATTTGGATGAGTATGATGTTCTTCAAAATATATACTTTTTTTCATTTGCATGTCTGGACCATTATTCTCTAAATCCCAAGATTCATATTCATCTTTTCCACCCAATAGTGTAGTCAAAGACTTTTTAATATTTAAAAAATTATCAACATTAATTAAAGATTTAAATCTACTGTCTATAATAAATTCACCACCATAATTATGCATAAATAAATACTTACAACCAATACCATCTAATGCTGATTGAATAGAATAAGTAAATAAACTTGCATGATATCTAAACCAAACTTCTGTTTTATCCCCTAACCAAGACATATATCTTTCTTTATCTGCTTCATAATACCAACTTATGAAACTTCCCTGTTGTTGATCCATCCATCTTATATCAGGCGGAATAACTATTAATATAGTATCATCACTATTAATATCACGAACATTACCAAATATCCGAGTTACTATTACTGAATATGAATTACCTTGAGATGAAAAATTTATAAATTTTTCTCCTAAATCCTTTGCTAAATGATAAACGAAAGGATTTTCATTTTCATTTAATTCAGAACCATAACTCCAACTATCTCCGAAACAGTAAATCATGTGATAATCCTTCCTAATTTATAATATAAATCTGGTAATACTGGATTATGATATATTACCCAATTCTGATTATGTTTCCTTTTCTCTAAAATATTCTCTTGTGTAAATATTTGATTAACTTTACTCTTATTCTTATTCCACATATCAATATATCGTTTTATTTCTTTAACTACCATATTAAATCTATTATCAATATTAACTTCATCATCATAACTTTCATCAAATAATTCTGGATAAGTTTCAAATCCCATACCTCTAAGTACTTCTAATGTTCCCGAATTTGACAAACTAATAAATGGTTGTCCGTGAAGTAATGGTTTTACATTCTTTTCACATAAAAATATTCTACCATCTATCTCATCTATATCACAATTACAAAATGTTTCAAAATATGTATTTTCATAATATTTACTTAATTCATATTTTTTTTGTTCATTCCAACCTCCACCTGATTTAAAGTGTTCCTCATCATCTAAATATATTCCATAATCAATAGCCGAATAAATAGAAACATCTAATCCCCCAATACTTTTAATCTTGTTAAAAAACTTCTCTTTATATGGCCACATTTTTCTGGTAAGAAAAAGGAATAACTTATCTCTTTCATTAGTTACCAAAATATTTTTTAATAAAATTTCTCTATGATTTTTCTCCCTCTTAACCAAATGCATAACATCAGGAAAAAATCCCGCAATTCCAATTACATTAATAGGAACATCATCCTTAAATTTACTCTTTAATTTCCAATTATTATAATTTTTTTCTATCTTTAAATCACTGGTTAAAAATATTATTTTATTTGCAGGATATTTATGTTTTCTTATTTCTTCATGTAATAATTTCATAGAAAGTTCTGGAAAATAACCTTCAACCGTTCTCTCCAATACAACATAATTGTTATTCCAATCTACACTTTCCAAAAAATCTATCCATTCTAAATTAAACTTATCTGGTTCTTCAAACCCAAAATCTAAAGAATAAACTATATTATCAAACTGTTCAATAATATATTCTTGAACTATATCTATCATTTTAAACTATCTCATCTATTAATCCTAAAGATTTACACGTTTCTGCATCCCACATCAAGTCATGTTTTAATATTTCATCAAGTGTATCTTCAGGAACTTTTGTATATTCCTTATACACCCTTTTAATCGTTTCCATCATCAAATCAAGATTCTGTTTCTCATCTTCAAACTCAGAATACTTTCCCCAAAAATTTGTAGATAATTGATGTATCAACATATAAGAATTTCTACTCATAAATCTTTTCTCACCTACTACTGATAAAAATGTGGCTGCACTTGCACAGAACCCATCTACATAAGTATGTACTGGAACTTTTGTTCTCAATATTGTATCCATAGACGAAATACCAGCAGTGATTGAACCACCACCTGAATTTATCAATACTTTAAGTGTAGGTGGGTCTATATCTAAAGTATTTGCCAATGTCAAACTCTTAGATTCTATCTCACCTATCTTTTTATTTAATTCTACTGCACTTTCTCTGTTTACATTAGAATAATAATAAATCTTATTCTCGTGAACCGATATATGTTTTTCTGGTTTAACACCATTAGGTTGTGCGCCTTTTTTAACAGGTGGTTTCTTTTCACCCCAATATTTTTCTACCATCATTCTACCACATCTACTATTTTTGATTGCTTTGCAATTATGGTTTCAAAAACAAAAGGTGAATCTTTTAACCATTCATTTACTTTTGCTTCTGCAACACTTACTGAATCACATTCCACCAAGTAAGTCTTACGAACTTTCTTTTCTTTTACTCCGTTTTTTGTCTGTATTTCCTCTATGAAAATAACCGTCGCCTCATAATACATTCTAACTCCTTATTTTATAACTTGTAGTATTTCTATTATCATTGCCATCGCGTTGATTTCTTTATCAACCACTTGGGCATCACTTAATTCATATTTTGCTATTATCAAGATACATTCTGCAATATGTCCTTTACCATAACTATCAACTTCATCATATAGAAGTCTAAACAAATCTGCAAAATCTGTAACCTTTGCGTCTGCCATCAACTGACGAACATTATTGAATGCACTCTTTTTATCTTGTTTCTCTAATATCTCCAACAACTTTAACTTATAATCGTTCTCTACAATACTCTGTTTATCAATAACCAACTTACCATCTACTGATTGTCTTTGTGCACCATTGATAACTCGTCTTATATCGGGATAACCACTATTGACTAATATTGCCAAATCTTCTCTATCATAATCCACACTCTCTTGACTTAAAATGTTATGTAGATGTTTTGCTACATCATTTTTATTTGGTGGTATGACCTGAAATGTTTGACACCGAGATTGTATCGGGTCAATAATTCTCTCAACAAAATTACAAGTCAAGATGAACCTACAATGTTTACTAAATGTTTCCATTAGATTACGAAGTGCGGCTTGGGCGTTTGGTGTGATGTAATCACACTCGTCCAAGATTATAATCTTGTAATCCTTGAAGCCCATAGTGGATGCAAAGTTCTTAACCTTACTCCTTACGGTTTCTACATTGTTCTCGTCTGACGCGTTAATGTATAGATAATCACATTCTATATTATTAACAAGTAGTTTTGCGAGAGTGGTCTTACCTGTACCAGCCTTTCCGAACAGTAAAAGATGTGGTAAGTCGCCACTCTCCAAATAAACCTTGACTTTACCTTTTAATTGGTCATTACCAATGTAAGTGTCAAGATTAGAGGGCCGATATTTTTCTACCCAAAGGGTATGTTCATTTTGCATTTTTTAATTCCTGTAAATATTTATTAAATTCTTCTTCAAAATCTTCTGATGACATTTTATTTTCAGAAAACCCACCTTTAAGATGAGTAAGAAATGGTTTATCCTTATAGTAATATGTATGTAATGTATCGTTTGTTTCCCAATTTGGATTATCATAATAAGGACCTAAATGAAGATACTTTAAATCATTCTCAAGACAATATATGGTTGCACCATGATTGGTATCACCGTAATACCAGTCTATATTATAATTATCAAAGAACTTTCTCTTACACATAAAAAAATACGCATCTGCAAATCCAAGTTTTTGAGTTTTTACATATCCACCAAAGTTGGGTGACATTGTAATTGGTTCAAATGAATATTCTCTAAGATACTTATCTAATATCTCTTTATGTAAAATATAAGTAGAAATCCATATTTTTTTATTATCAACTGAAATATATTCAAGTTCTTCTTCTTCCATTTGTTGTATCATTTCATCAATACAATCTTGAAGATAAAGAGTATCATTGTGTTGTAATACAATATAATCACCTTTTGCTTCTTGTATCCCACAATGAAAAGCCATAGATACCCACATAGTTAAATTACCTATATTTTCTAAGGACAAATCTATATCATTATGATTCATAAATTCAGGAATCTTTTTGAGCTCTTCAAGTGGTAATGCTTGCCAACCCTTAATTGCCCTAAGATTTGGTAAATTTACATCTGGCCAAGTATGACTATTATCAACTAAAATAATTTCCTTTTCACATTCAAGTGAATTTATCTTCTTAATTGTTTTTATGGTAGAATACATTATATTTGAAAAATTATTTTCTTCCCACAAATCTTCTTTTTCATTTAAGTTTAAAAATTTATCCTTTTCTATTGTAGAAAAAGGTACTATAAAACTAATCACAATCTATCTCCCGAACTAATTCTCCACTATCGTGATATATTTTGGCTATATCTATTGGCATTCCAAAATCAAAATTACATTCCATTTCCTTTTTCCCGTTATGAAAATAAAATAACCATTTACCATCCATTTCACCACCTAATATCTGACCTTCTGATCTCATTTTACCATTTCTATAATAATTAACATATTTTCCTTTAAGATTTCCTTCCACATAAGTTTCTTCTTTTTCTTTTTGTCCATTATTATACCACCATCTCCATGTTCCATCGGCCTCTCCTTCTTCATAAATTCCTTCTGAAAATTTATTTCCGTTTTTATGCCAATAAGTCCATTTACCAATTTTTACTTCTATTCTTCTTTGCTGGATCTCACCGCCAACAGAAGCTTCTGCTATCATTTCGTCCTCAAATTGTCCTTCTCCCCATTTTTCTCCACTTTCATGCCACCAAATCCATTTACCGAACTTAACTCCATTTTTATATTTCCCTGTTGAACCCTGTTGTCCATTTTCATACCACCAAACCTGTTCCGTTACTAACCCACTTTCATCAAATATTATTTCTCTTTCTTTTACTCCACTTGGGTGCCATCTATCTAATTTTCCAACTGGCTTTCCATTCTTATAAGTTGCATATTCTGTTACCTCTCCATTTTCATACCATTCAGTCCATTTACCATCTTTTTTACCATTCAGAACGTTTCCTTCAGATTCCTTCTGTCCATTATCATACCAAGAAATATATTCACCGTCCACTTTCCATTCAGAATCTTCTGGGTTCTCTTTATTTGTAGATATCTTAGACTCTAATACTAACTGACCACTTTCATTATACCATTTCCATTTATCAGAACTCTTGTGTGGTGCACCGAGCTTATACAATCTTTTATTTTCTATTTCTTGTCCTATCTCATTTAACAGCTCCTGTTCCAACCCTGGATTCTCATCTTTCCATTTTAGATATTCTTTATACTTTGGATCAAATGATAGCACTACTTTTCCATCAACCTCTATTGCATTTTCATTATTTGGAACTTTTTTATACCTAATCTTCATACATCTCTCTGTAAATAAAACTTACCATTACATCTTCTATTGACAGTCTTTTTGTGAATATTTTTGATATTCCTCTTTGTTGTCCTATAAAATAACTAAAATCTTTTGATACAGTATAACATTTTCCATCATAAAAATAACCATTAGCAATATCACTTAAACTCTTATCAAGTTCTCCCAATCCTTTATTTTTATACCACTCAATATAAAAATCATCATAATTAAATACTCGTTTTTTAATACCACAATAATCCCCATGATGTATAAAAATATTCACATTATCATATACAAAATCAACCTTTAAATCTTCTCTCATAAATGTAGTATCATCACACTTAACTAAATAATCATATTCTTTATTTTCACTACACCACTTCATCATCTCTTGAGTTTTAACAGGTAAATCTCTGTAATCTGTATGAAAATCTGTACCCCATTCTATAACCTCGATGGTCGGGTCATCACAAATCTGTTTATAAAACTTTTCCTTCTTAAACTGTTCTAAATATTTTTGGTATTCAGAATCAGTATAAATTACAAATAGATATTTCATAATATATTTATACTATCTATTTTTTCTCTGACCACTTGATACCAAATCCTATGACCTAATTCATTTGGATGATCATCACCCTTACTTCTTCTAACTGAATGATCTGAATATTTCGTTAAATGGTCATCGAATGAACTACGAGGTAATATCCAATTATCCCAATCAAAAAGTACATTAGCATTATTCCAAATATAATTATCACTCTTTTTTGGTATTACCAATTTATTATTAATACCCATAACGACCTTACGAATCACCCCTCTGCGGTAAGTATCATTAAAAATATTATAAAATAAATATTTGCAATTATTTGCCTTCAAAACACATTCTAAATAATAAACTCTTCTTATATGTTCTTCTAACATATTATCAAAATCAACAAATTTTGTGATATATTCCTTTTTAAATTCATCAGATAGTTTTAAATCTTTTTCCCACGATGGTGGATTAGTTCCAGGTGGAAATTGTATATCCTCACCTCTCATCATTCTATAAAAATTAGTATGCCCCATTGGAATATATCTCTGATGTATAGTATCATACATTTCAAACCGAGTAGGTTTAGTCCAACCTATTAAAAATAATGTATCTTGTAACTTAGACTGATTATTCATAATATGATTTACAGTAGTTCTATGTATTCTATGGTTACTTGCACCACCTTGCCATGCATGATTAACTTTCAAATTATACTTTTGCCCTAATAAATCTCCAAATCTTCTACCTTCCTTTATTTGGTCACCACAAAAACTATCTCCATTATAATACAGATACTTCATTATATAATACCTAAATGTTTTAATACTGAATTTGGTTGTTTATATGCAAAATCATTAACAGACACCACTTTTTCTTCAAAGGATTTGGTATTCATGTCAAAATACATATATTTATAAGTTTCTGGTAATAACTCGCCATACATATAAGTAAATTCAATAACTTTTTTATCTATAATATCAAATTTTAGATTTGGTGAATTAAGTTCAGTTTTAATATCCATAATGGTGTCTAATAACTCAAACTCACTCTCATTTAAAGATTCAACCATATTCCCTTTACGATTTCCCCAATGCTCATCACCATAATTAAACGGAAAATGATTTGGATACTCCCAACCAACATCCAATTTCTGTTTAATTCCATAAATTTCATCATTAGTTATCACTATCTTTTTTTCATACTCAGTACTGATATACTCTTGGACTTGACAAGGAAAGAAATTTTCACTATTATAACAATGTGAAATGTATTCTTCAATATTATCTAAATGTTCTTTTTCCCATACATAAAAAGTACTCTCTGAGCCAGCACCATAAGTAGACTTAATAACCGTTCCAACAGTAACATTTTTTAATAATTCATCTAAATCATTACAAGTAACACTTGAAACATGAATACCATACTTCTTTAAAAGTTCATATTGTCTAACTTTATCATCATAGTAATAATATGACTTTTTATTAGGCCACATTTTTTCACCATAATGATTAAATAATTTATCAAAATATTTAGAATGTAATTCTTTATCGGGGAGTGCATGTGCAAAACGACCTACAAAATAGTCACTATTTGTATAATTATAATATACTCTGTAATCATCTATTCTATCGTCATAATCTCCATAATCCGTTATAATATATGATATATCATTAGACTTTAATAATTTTTCGAATTTAGAATGATAAAATTCACTTAATATTTTTTTATGAAATGGAACACTCTCGTCAAAACTATAAACTCCGTGATCCTTATGAACTGTAACCATTTAATCGTGTAATAAAATTCTATTTACAAAATAATATCCATTAGATGATAATGGATGATAAACAACCTGTTTATCAGTCATACCTTCCTCAATGGAAATAACTTTCTGTAATATTATTGATAATTCATCTTCATTTATTACAATGAGCTCGTCACCAACCTCAACTGTACCAGAATTATCTATAATCAATTCTCCATCACGGTAATAAGGTAAAATATGAAAAATAGTTAAGTTTATACTAAAATCATCAGTAAATATGGCAAACGTTTCTTTACCATCTGAATAAAATTCTTCAACTCTATCAATAATTTCTGCCTCTACTATTTTTTCTTCATTAATATCATAGGATAAGATTACATCCCCGATTGTTAAATCTGTAACCGATGTCCTTTCGTGCCAAGACATTATAACCTCACTTTTTTATTTTTTCTTTTTACTTTTACTACCCGTTTTTTTCAATTGAACAATATTTTTAGCTTTCATTGTAGGAATTTCAGTTCCCTTTTTTCGTCTAAGTAAATAAGTAGAATCTTCTACTGCCACAACTATCGATGAATGCAGTTCTGCTTTAATACGAATGTTAGATTTCCAAATTACTTTTTTCATAATTAATCTCCTATCTACTTATAAATATCCCATTATTAAATATATTGTCTAATACTGTGAATCTGTTTTTCGTCTTATATTCAATATACTCTAACTTAATCTCTGCAAATAAACTTTCTTCAATATAATTTCTAGCGGTCGGACCTGAAACATAAGTATCTCCACCAAGTTGATTAACAACTTGTATAATTTTTTCAGTTGGATTACCACTTAATTTAAAATTTTCTGAATAATAAAATTCTGTATCTATGCCTAATGTTCTTGATATTTTTTCAATAGTATATCTATTCAATTTATAAAGGTATTCCCAATCTAATAAATAAAAATCTAACAAATGTTTATACTGACTAAAATATTTAGATTTAGAGTAATATTGATAAAAACTTTTATAGTGTTTCCTCTTCCAATTTATTTCATTACAAATTTTTATATCAATAATATTTGTTTTAAGTTTTTGTCTTTGTATTGGAACAGACAACCATAGATTATCATTATCAGTTTTAATTTTATTTCTTGTTCTCCAATCCTGTTTTGTAAACTGTACATTATCATAAAACACAAACTTATCAACCGAATCGATTAATTCAAATACCCCCGTCCAAGGTAAATAATTACTCTGTAATATTGCTATTTTCATCTCCAATACTCTTCGTGTAACCAATCATCAGACTGATGAAAATAATCCTTTACTTTTTCTGATACCCCATTTTGTATAGTTCCAATTTTTTTAGATTCCTCATCTACCAATCTTAACAAATCATCATCAGACTTATAATGTAAGAAGTTTGGTGCACCTTCAGTATTAATAGTAATTGTATTTCTACCCATCACTCCCAATTTCCAAGAAGTTACTGTTCCTCTTATTTTATGTTGTTTGATATTAACAAAACTTTGATTAAAATATGGTAATATATGATATGTCGGTATCCATTGAAAACGTTGAAGTTGTAGATCCAACTTCTTTGGAAAACAAAACATATCTTCACCAAATAATTTCATTAATTTTTCATACTGAAACATATTCTCGAAATTTTTACCCCATTCACCATCTTTTTCTCTCAATGGTATATGAGAATAAATCTTATCACCAAGTTTTGTCGGTAAATATCTATCAAAATCAAAATATGGTACTTTTAAATGTTTATAAGGTAATTTTAATGCCTTACATGCATCAACTTCCCAATCATCTACTGCTACCAAATTTAAACTTTCTTTATCTATTCTATTAAACTGACCACCACTATATTCTGCTGCCCCACACAATAAAACTTTAAATCCTTTATGATTATTATAAGTTTCTGTATCAACAGAACTCTTTTTAGGCCGTTTTTTATTACCGTCCCAATCAAAATATAAACCATAAAAAACTGCAGGTTCTTCTGGATTATCATATTTTCTCAAATTCCAACAGTCTAAAAATTCATGTCTGAATTGTGATAATGATGGTGAAACATATGCCTGTTCTATTCTCATTTTAATTTGTCTATATTTTTATAATCCTCATCATCCCATATACTACTATACAAATGAATTCCATAAGAATCTAATTTATATTCAAATATATCTTTATATAACTCCCAATCAACTGGACAATAACATTTCTTTGGTAAAACATACTCTTTTAATTCATATTCTATAACTAACTTAGTAAACAAATCTGGTCCCAATCCACCATGTGAAACAGAAGTTGACTTTAAAGAATCTATCCAATCAATCCAATCCTCAAATATTTGTTCTTCTTTATCCTGAACATATATTAAACAAGTACCAACATGATAATCAGATAATTTATGACCCTGTTCTGTAAATACAAATCTCTCAGTAAAATTTTGTGGTTGTATACATAAAACATCTAAATCAACATACAATCCACTCAACTTATAAAGTAAGTGTGCTCTAAATAAATTTGAAAAAGCTACAGGAGTATTTTTTGTATGTCCTTTTGTATAAGTAAAATATTGGTCAAGTGAAACTATATCATTTGCATTCTTTACAACTACACCGTTGGGAACTTCTATATCATCATATAACCAAAGATGAAATTCATATCCATTCTTTATCCACGAATTAATACATAACTTTTCAAGATCACCTAACTCTGAACCATACCAAAATCCGTTAGCTTTTGGTCGTCTAAAGTGTGCAAAATAAGGACGACTTCTTTTGTGTCTATATGGCAAAGGTTCATCAGGTATATCTATCCCTAAAAATGGACACAATTTATCATATCCATCTCCACCACAAATATCTAAAACTAAAAGTTCATCTGGTTTATCCTTGAAAAAATCTAATACTCTTTTTGTATGTTTCCGATGATAATCTCTCTCTGACTTTTCATCAAAATCTTCCCAATTACCCTCTTTTCTCGTTTCTTCAGATAATTGAGATCTATGTCGTTTATTACTTTCTACCCAATCATCTTCATTTCTTGTATTAAATATAAACTTTGCATTTGGATAATTTTTATAAAGTGTTTCAAAATTATCAGATATCCAATTAGTGTCTAAATACACAACCCACTGGTTTAATAACTTATCACCAAGTCTGTCAAATTCTTCTGATAAATCCTTTGTTTGGTCTGTTATTCCCATTAAATCATAATTTTGTCTTTCTCTGGTTGCACCGCCACCGTGAATAACTTTGCCTTCATATCCTAAGATATCCCAAAATAGATGTAATAAAGAAACTGTTCCAGTTTTGTTAAATCCTATGAAAAATATCTTAAAAGATTTTCTTCTTGCAAGAGTAATTTTATCTAAAGTTTCTTCCATATCCAAATCGGTTCTCCAAATTTTTTATCATCTTTATTTTCAAGAGATTTTTCTGTCCATACAGAACCTTCATAAGTTTTTGCCGTTCCTGCCCCACCACTATTTGGTCGTTTAGCCATTTCCATTCCAATACAACCTTGATACTCTCCTAACTTAGATAGATAGTCATTCATTGGATTACAAATCTCTAACCAACCCCTATCGGTTGACCATTTAGAATTTGTATAAACATCACTAATATTTACCAATAAATATCCACCACTCTTAATACTGCCCCATAAGTTACCCAAGGTCGTCTGTAAGAAATCTTTGTTCCAATCGTTTATATCTTTGTATCTAACCCAACTCTGTGTGTCGTCATAACTATAACGCTCTACGCTAAAGTATGGTGGACTTGTAAATACTACATCAAAGTAATTTTCATAGTTAGAATAATCAAAATCTTCTGCTGGCTCACAATAAAAATCACACTTTCTTTCATGTTCAAAAAATCCCAAGTGTTTCTCGTAAAACTCTGATTGTTCTTTGTATATTGGATGATTTTCTTTTCTTGGGTCTAAACCTACATAATGTTTTCCATATTCACTTGCATAAAATCCTGCTAATCTATCTCCCCAACCAGCACTAAAATCAAGTATGGTTTCTGCCTTTAACATATCATAAATTGCCTTTGCAACATTTGGTTTGAACTGGGAACAGATATATTTTCGTAATGCCAACATCACCCGTAAAGTTGATTTATCTATCTTTGGAACTTTGAGTGAATATGCACTTCCCATTAGTGAAGTCATGAACTTTAAACTTCCCCAAGTTCGTTTTGGACCAGGTGATACTGAACCATCTACCGACCATCTGTTTTCTATTTGAAAATAATTACTACAAGTGTTTCCTACATTTAATCGTTTAAACATTAACTGTTTTCCATCATAATTCAAATTATAACTATACTTTGTGCCTTCTCTTGCATACCACTCATCTTCTACAAGTATTTCATTCCATTTAGTTGCTTTTAATTTTTGAAAGTCTCTCCAAGCACCCTTTTCTGTTAAGTCTGGGTATGGTAGTTCATAGGTCATTGCGACGGTTGCAAGACTTTCCTTTACATCATCTTTTTCAAACGTTTCCTTTATGTAAGTCCAATCCTTTTCTTCTATGAATAGGTATGGATCCATATTGTAAAACTTATCAAAATAATCTAAATACATAATCTAAAAAAATCCATGTTTAACTGTTTCTGTTTTTCTTCTCATTTCCCTATCAAGTATTTTTTCATATTCACTTTTATGCCATTTGATTGGTTCTATATAACTTAAATCATATTCTTTTATACCAACGTCCCAAAATAAAACCTTTTCGGATGGTTCTATATTCTTTATCATCCAATCCCATGCCTTTGCTTCATAAGTTTGGTCAAGTGGTAATGTGTAATCAAGTTTAAGTTTATGTTGGTATGGATATTCACTTGGAACTATATTTAATTTTCCATCAAACTGTTCTTCTGGTAAAAACTTATCATACCACATCTTTTTATTCTTATTTATATAATCACTTAATGCTACAGCGTAAATATTCTTTACGTTATTATTAAATAATTTACACCCTACCGCCACTCCAAGTGCAGATAATCCACTTCCGGCAATAACCACAATCGTTTCTACATTATCTGGTACATTGTTAACTTGATTTGAAACTGTCCGTATAACATTACGACCATTCATTCCAAACTTTATTTGAAAATATCCAGTCTCTTCTACAAGTCGTTTAGCATCCATTTCTGGTCCAGATATGTTAGGGTTTCCTACACCATATACTTTAGCTCCAAATTTTTGAGCTAACGATACATTTACTCTATAACTATCTTTAATATGGCCTGGATAATATGGTACTGTCACCAAACATTTTAATCCAAAATACTTAGCAACGGCAGATGTAATAGCACTTTGAGGTGACGGAATACCAGCTGCCGTAAGTATTCCGCCATTGCAATTCTCTCTTATATGATCTAAATTATCATAGACAAGTTTAGAACATTGGCGAACTTTTCCACCTGAAACTTCTCCAAGATTGAAATAATCATCCCGTTTAACTTTGTATCCGTGGTGATATTCAATCGGCGTTAAATCAGATTGCCAAGTCCTAAAATGGTTTTCTGTAAAAGTTGGGAAATTGTCAAGTCTAATTGACATCCTGAACTGCCACGAGGTAATACGTAGCATCGTATTCGTCTACTTTAAAATTGATCCGTGATAATCCTTGTTCACTTACTTCAAGCGTAGCACTTTCACATTCCTTATTTGCAGTCAATACATCCTTAAACAGAGTAGCATTAAATGAAACTTTATCAATATCTTCATATTCTTCAGTTTCTACTGGAATTGTAACTCTGTTTGTATTAATTGACGAATAACCTATAACCAATTTTGTATCACCATTATCAGTAATTACAGTAAAAGTATCCGTATCTGGTAATGCTGATTTACCATTGATAAACCTAACAATAAAGTTAGTATCCACTTTAATCTTCAACTGAAACTCTGGAAGTTTTTTCAATGCTGGTGGTTGGTTAATTACTGATTTATCCGACAACATAAAATTGACTTTAGAATGTTTATCCGACACTTCTAATGCAATTGCTTTATCACCGGCTTGAGTTAAATTAAGTGTTACATCATCATCTAAAACTCCCAATAATCTACTAAATTGTTCTGTATCATATACTCCCAACTCTGCATCTTGAAAAGTCCAACTATTCATTGATAATTCACCAAGCATTGCTTTATCTCCAGTAATAAAACGGGTACTTAATGTATCATCGTTACTGTTTATAACTACCGCATTTACATTACCACCCAAATGGTATTTGTCTATAAAACGGGTTAATTTGTGTTTATTCATTTACTATTCTCCTATTGTTTAATCTGTATATACATATATATCAGTTTTATTATTCAAAATTAAAAAAATCTTTCCAGACTTTGCTCTTCATCTACCGGTGATCCCCAGTCTAAACACTCATAAAATAAATTGAGTTTTTTAGTGAGTGCCCTATCATATATCTTGTCGTAATCCATATTTTCCTTAATAAACTGCATAATTTCTGGTGGATCTTCATAACCTTTATATGCCACTACTGTTAATCCAAGTGGATTATTCTTTAGATACACCCATCGTATTTTATCTCCATTACTAATAAACCCATATTTTTTATCTCGTTTATAGTATCGTAGTAAATCATTATAACTTACTGATGCTCTTACATGAACTGGAATACCTTTCTTTAATACTGTAAATACTGATGAGTTTTTATTGTCCTTTTTAATATATTTCCACATTCCCTTTACACCAGTTGGAGACGATATTTCATCCAAATCTTTTAATCTCATATTTTTCTTAAATCTGGTTATTCTATGGTCTATTTTATCTCGTGGAACACTTGCCAAAATATCTTCCAATACATCACTTAATAACTGTCTAAATGCTGGTGCGAAATTACTACGCACCGTATCCAATCCCTTTACCATAGTCTTGTTTACCTGAACTCCATTATCACTAATGATTTTCATACCATATCGTTTCTTGGTAATAAATAAACCGGACTTTGCTATAATTTCCTGTTTAATCTCAAATCTGTGTTTATCTAAATTACAAAACTTCTTTGCAAAATAATCATATGAATTATTTAAATATTCTTGAACTTCGGTTGCTATTTCATTTATTCGTTGTGCCATCATTACATCACTCATTTCCTTACCCTTAAATCTATGGTTAATGAGTTTTAGTGCTGATACGAAAATGGAGTCAGTCAGGTGTCAATATAGATCACATGATCCATATTGACATTAGGCAGCCTCCTTATTTTTTTTATTTTCATTCTATTCCTTAATTTCTATAAATTTACAACCAAGATGGTCTATTATTTCTTGTTTTCTTCTTTCATCTCGTTCTACTTGTTTTTTATGGAATGGTTCATAATACTCTATAACCACGTTTTTTTCTTTATCATAACCATCTACAAAATATCCCAATTCTTTAATGTGATATTCACCACCGTTTTCAGCGTGTTGGAAATTGTATCCGTTTTCTTTTCCGTATTGTTCTATTAGTTTACAGGCTTCTGGGTTATATCCAGGCATCATTTGTCCACCATTAAAAACATTTCTCTCAATTCTCTTAATTGCAGATTTTCTCATTCTCCGCAATTCCTCCGTTCTCTTCGGGCGTTTATAGTTTCCACTATCTTCACCAGTCCGGATTTTTAATTTACTTACCTCTTTATTCATTTCATCTGCAATTTCAACACCAAACTTATCTACCCATACCTGGTAATAACTGCTACCATAATTTCCATTCCGTTCTCCACTCGCACCACGAGATTTGTTAAACTCATCAAATTGTTCTTTAGTCCAACCATACTTCTTTTTCTTATATTCAAATGAGTTGGAATGTGCTTGTTTTTCTCTATATTCATCCCATTTGATTTTTCCATCTATTTCACCGTGTTTTTTAATCATATTCTCTAAAGTATTAACTCGTTTACTTTGATATTTAATTTTAGCAACTTTAGCTTCATCTAAATCCATTCCCTTAAATATAGTAAAGTATTCTATTGTTCCAGGTACTCTACTCAATCTCATTTTTTCAGCTTCTTCTTTTTCATAACCTTTGCCTAACCAATGTTGTAGTGTTCTAGCACTTCCTCTACTCATAATTTTTCTCCGTTAAGTTTTATATAGACACATCTGTATCTATATATAAATATCACTTAACCCAAAAAATCATCTGTTTCCAGTAAATCTTTTACTTTTATTTCCATTTTTCTACCGTTTCGTATTACATCAATTCTATTATTTTCGTGTAATTTTCTAACTTCACCATTTTCCAATTCAACTTCAACGGGAGGTCCCAATTCACTATTATACTTATGATTTGCTATTTTTGCAGTGAACTTAATTAAATCCTGTCCTACTGTCGTCACAGAAGCCGCATTATCCAAATCATAAAATCTCCATCCCTGAAGTCCAAGTACGCCGTAAAGTGAATTAAGTAAAACCTTCTGGATATATTGCCGTCTATTAAAATACTCGTATCGTTCATCATTTCCTTCATCTGCAAATTTCCTTGCTAATTTTCTAAATTCCTTTCGTGTATCAAACCACTTGGATAGAATAGTTGAAATTAAACCTGCCTTATCCGTTTTATATAATATACCTTCACTTGAAATTGATACTTCATTATCATTAAAAAATGTCTCTAATTCTGTATTAGTTAATTGTCCTTTCCTTTTCCCATTTAATATAATAGAATGTGTCTTTTTCTTCTTTCCTATAAAATCTTGAGCGTTCCACCCAACTACTTTTCCAAATTTTGTTTCTGGACTTATATTTAAGCTCATAATTATAGAAGGATACATACTTGTAATATCCAAATCATATACCCAGTCATGTTTACCCCGTTGTGGGCGTTTTACATATGCACCTACAAACTTGTTATCTGTAAACTCACCCTTTTCTGGTTTATTAGGGGCAACGATATTCAATTTCTTCAAGTGAGTTAAAATTGCTCCTTCTAAATATCTACTACTGAAATATATATCTTCATATGGAACATGACCAATATGACAAATACCTCGTGCAATGTCAATAAAATCTAATTTATCATCCAATTGTTTTACTATTCTAACATCATGAATATTATATTCCACAAACTTTCTCAAATCATTTTCATATAAATCATTCAATGTTCCATCATAACTTATTTTAGTTGAACCAACCTCTGTTTGACCTATATCATCCAATCTATATGATGGTCTTGATCCAAATGTAAAATCTTTATAGAGTAATAGATAATCTAATACACTTACCCCTGCTATTTTATATCGTTTAGTGTATTTACTATACATCACTTTTGATATCGGTGATAAATTGTCTGCAACACTTTGACCGAGAACTCTAATTGTTCTATTATATAAATATGGAATATCGAAACCATCTACATTCCAACCAGTAATTATAGTAGGTCGTAATTCTAAATATTTTTGGTAAAACCTCTGTAACAATTCATATTCCGTCTGACAACTTTCTACTACACTCTTGCCAAATCCTGTTGTATCTAATGTCTTACGTTCATCTAATACTAAACAAGTGTAAACATTTCTGATATTATCCCACATAGCAATTGAAGTTATTTTATTCGGTGCCTTCATTGGGTCTGGAAATCCCTCTGTAACTTCACACTCAATATCAAATATGAATATCTTATGTCCAGTGGACGGTTCTTCACTTTTCCCATACATATCAATCAAAGTTCTCATTTCAGGATTTACATCACTTTCCCACAATCCCTGTGCAGTCTTATCCCATCTATATACTTTCTTTAATTTATCACCATATAAAGATGCAAACGTTCCATAATTATCTTTAATATAAGCATACTTTTTATATTGCGTTGTTATATGTCCGTTACGATCATCCCAAATGTGGACAACCCCCTTGAATGGTTCTACATAGATATTTTGATAAATAATATAACCTCTTTTGTTTATTTATGAGTATTCTTAGTCGTCATTATCATCAATTGTGTATTATTTATGTGACGCATGTATCAGAATTACAGAATTTTTCTACAATCGCTTCATTGCCTTTGACTTGTCTAAATGATAAATGTTTTAATTTCTTCAATAATTTATTATATGTCTTTTCATCAATTTCTTCATATGGCATTTGTTTGTATGCTCCGAGTTCGTGTCGTGGTAAGAAAGAAACTGACTTTAATTTATATTGGTAAAAATCTAATGCTGACTTAATTTGATCACCTTCTGTTTCTGGGTCAAATGTAATGGTAACTGAAACAGCATTGTCTGCCCAATGTTCGGCCATAAATGCTGCCAACTCTAATTGTTCCCATATTGAAACTGACTTTAATGTTTTTATTCCGTCACCCACATCAACTGGAACTTCAACTACTACCGTTGAATCTTCTTGACCTACTGCTGGTTCTATATGATACCCAGCACTCTTTAACGCTTTTATCAATGGACTATCGTTACCTAATCTAATTCGTCGTATGTAAAAACGAGATTCTGGATAATGTATTCCAGGAGTTGCTCCAGCTAAAAGGCTGATTGAACCTGATGGTTTATTTGTAGAAAGTCTAATACTCCTTGGGATAGCAAACCAATCCGAATATATTTTATCATATTCTTTTAATGAATTGTATCCAGACCTTAACCAATCTTTCAATATAGATAATGAATTATTAGTTAAAAACTGTGTAACTCCACTTACAGAAGTTCCCACTCGTCTGTTTCGTAACATTACTCTGTTAGTTTCTGGCCAATGGGTGTCTAATAAAGTTACTGTCTTTGAATAAAGGTATGCATATTTTAATGACTTAATGAAATCTTCTTTACTTTCGTGTCTATCTGGAAATACTTCTACAAGATTGCATTTCTCGCCAGATTCTAACACGATTTCGCCACAGGGATTGGTCCCCATCGTTCTATTATCACTTACACCATTAGTCCCATCTCCCATTCTTTTATTATTATGAGCATTTTCTAACCAAATTAGTCCAGGTTCACCATTATTTTTAATTCGTTCTGCTATATCAGTATAATCCATACCAAGTTCTGCTAATACTGAATTGTTTGAAGCCCAACCGAAGTCAGCTCTTTCTGGATTCTTTTTATAATCTTTTAAGTCCAAAAATTGTTCAGTATTGTCTCCTGCTGCTAGCAATGCGCTGCGTCGCACATTTCCAGCCACGACAGCCTTTCCAATTAAATTAAATATATCAACTATATTTCGTTCACTAATTGGACTACCAATACTTTCTGTTAAAATCTCTGTTACTTTATCGTGTAATGCCTTTAACGGCTTATACCCAGATGAAGTTCCACCAAATGTTTTTATAATGGCACCTTCCGGTCTGATTTTAGAATAATCAAATACTGGTCGTTGAGAGTTACCAAAGAAAGAATCTATAACATATCCTAAACTTTCTACCCATCCCTCTCTACTGTCTGGAACAGTAAAATTAAATTCGTTATGAGATGGTGATTTAATTGTTATTTGGTCTGCACCTTTTGTATCAAATCCCACACCAACTCCACAATTATGAACAACATTACCATTTCCCAAAACATATGTGTTATTTCCTGGTATGGTTAAATCATAAAATAGTTCATCGTTTGGTATATAGTTTTTATTAATAATTTTCACAATATTTTCCTCTCGTCTATCAATTTCAAAACTTTATTAAAATCTTGTTTTACATCATTTTCCCAAATAACTAAAACATTATATCCCATATTTTCTAATTCATTTATTCTATTTCTATCAGTTAAATGAACAGATGAAAATGAAATATTATCAGCAATGCTATCTGATTCGGTATATATTTCTGGATTCATATGCCAATAATCACCGAAAAACTCAACAATTAAATTTAACTCTGGTATATAAAAATCACAACAATATGTACAATCTTTACCATGTACAAAATATTGATGAATTGTTTTTAGATATTCATTTGATATTACAGAATACACCTTATATTCCATTTTTGAAACTTTATTCATATTTTTCAAATTAATAAGTGATGCTCGTCTGCTATTATCACTTATTATTTTTTTAGCATCATTTATATTATATCCACGGTTTATCCAAAATTCCTTACTAAATGAACTTGTTTTAATCGCAAATTCATATGCTAACTTTTTAGATTCACTCATCGAATATCCAATATTTAGCCAATAATATATGCATTTACGTTGTTTACGTGCTCGTTTAGATTGGTTTTTATGAATTATATAAATACTTTCTTCGTCAGAAAATCCTAATCTGTTCCAATATTTTATATTGTTATAACTACTATCAGATAATTTTTTTGACTTTTCTTCATATAATTCACTCCCACGTTTATTACCATATTTATTTACATAGTATTTTTTAGATGAAAAATCTTGATTTCCACTTATTATTTTTTTAGCCACACTTTCATCATATCCAAGTTTTATCCAATATTCTACACATCGAACATTATTACTTCGTTTAATATAATCGGCTTCATTATTAGTGATGCCCCTTGCTTTAAAATACTGTGTAGTTGGATATCTATTAGCTTTAGATACCCTATCTACTGATTTATATTTTTTATATTCTTCAACGGACCCCAACCTGGTAATTAAATTTTCTCGTGTTAATGAACACCTCGATTTTGCTTTAGTTGCCAATTTCTTCGCACTCAATATTGATTCACCGCGAATCTCCCAATATTCAGGATATTTATTACTGGTTGTGCGTTTTATATAACTAGAATACGTTATAGCGTCATCGTTTGAAAATCCATTTTCTATCCAAAATTTTGTAGTTTTAACAAGCGTATTAGTAATAGCTTTATGTTTAATTTTATTAAAAACATCACTTAAATTTCTAATTTTCCAAAATATAGGATTTTTACTATCAGATAGAATCCTATCCTTTCGTAATCGAAGTTTATTGTTAATTTCATCTTCCGAATGTCCTTTTATTTTCCACTGGTTTATCCAATACCCCTCACTACCTCTACTATCTGATGTAGCACATTTTTTACATACCGTCTCGTTAAAAATTGAATTCTCCAACTGATATTTAGTAGAATATATTTGAGTTGCCCCACAATTATTACAGTTTTTTTTATGTTTCATTTTATTTTCCTAATTTATATACTTATGTCGTTATTAATAAATATACGAAATTTTAATTTTCATTAGAAATATAAAAATTCTCTATGTTATCATTACCATTAATATCTTTAGCTTCTACCCACCCCCTGTTTATAGTTAAAAATAAATGGTCTTCTGTACATCTAACAGTACTACCATCTTCAAATTCCAACTCAATTATTTTCTTATCCGACACCTCATTTTTTAATACTTTGTCTGGATATATAAAAGAATATCTTTTAGTTTCTTCATTAAACGATAGTACTTTGTCATCAACTGTTATATCTTTAATTTTTTTATTTCCACCATCAGTTAAAATTAAAGTGTCTGGATGAAAACACATCAACATATCCATAGCAAATACAAATGGAAATGATAGACTATCTTTTATATTTTCTGTACTAATAAAATTACAATTGAATAGTGCGGGAGTGAGTTTCTTCTTTGTAATAATATCTGTACCCATTGCCCACAAACCACGTCCGGGAGGAAGTAATTTCATATTAAACATTCTATCATACATTTCTTGTGCACTTCGTTGAGCTTGCCATGGATTCCAACCCAATCTATGTTTTTCAATCCACTCTTTCTGAATTGTATATGTGCCCTCTACAACTCTACGAACTGTTTCCCACCATTGTTCATTTTTTCCATCTTCCTTTATACGAGAATAGGTTCTCATATATACTAAATGTCCCAAACCATTAAATCCAAATGGTTCTTTTTTTCTTTTATAATTTTCTATAAAATTTTTACTTAAAACGAATTTTTCCATATAAACTTTTACTCCTTATATCCATTTTCTATAACTTCCGCATCTCACTAATATAAATATAACACTTATTCAAATCCACCCATATCTTTATCATTATTATACTTATTTGATAACTGTTTTCTTAAATATTCTTCACTATTATCCATTTTCTTTTGAGTAACCTGACCGTCTTGTGTATTTGCTTCGTAAATCTGAATACTACCGTTGTTTGTGTTTATACTCGCTGGAAATGTAATACCATCAACTCCAAATCTATTTTTAATCACATGGAAACGACCAGTATTTGCTATTTTATCTTCTACTTTTCTACTCATAGATACAACAAAATCTGCAATCATTACCTTTGCATATGATTCTGCTACTTTACTGGCATCAATTACATCTTCCTCTAATGATGACCGGTTGGCCTGACTGGCAGTCCATATTGGCATTTCATATTCACCTGCAAGTCCTCTTAAATCTTCATAAATACTTTCTAATACGTGTCGTTTTTCACTACCAACTCCACGGAGAATATCTGCATAATCTACCAAAATTAAATCTATATTTGTTCCCTGTAATTCTATCTGTTTTAGATGTGATGATAGAGTTTGAACTGTTGCACCTTTAGTTGGAAAATATTTGATCAACAGAGTCCCCTTTAATTCTGCAATTTTCTTCTTTACATCATCTTTATAGTATTTTATATTTGCTGTAGTCACTCCACTAAATACAGTATCAAATCGTAATCCTACATAATTTTGGTTTAACTCTAATGTATAATACACTACATTTAATCCATTTTTTACTGCATTTGCACCCAGTATTTGCAAAAACCATGATTTTCCAATTCCAGCTGGGGCGACTACCACTCCCAATTCACCTGCTCCTAACCCACCATCCATTATTTCATCTATTGGATCCCAACCAGTTTTTACGGTGTCTCTGGCCGAGTTTGCAAGTCGTTCTTCTATTCCACTAATATACTCATGTCCTAATTCTCTATCACCACCAGCTTTCATTGCTTCGTCTATTAGATTTTTAATCTCATCATATTTACCAATTTCTAATAAATCAACACTATCCATGATTGCAGCTTTAATGACTTGATTTTTACAGAACTCTAATATCTGTTCTTGTATAAATGGTAAATCAGTAGACTCTATGTATCTCCAACTTTCTTTTAGATTTTCTACTACTGCCATCTTTAGAATATCATTATCTAAATCATCTATTTTTACTTTTAATACTTCTAATGTCGGGGCTGTTTTATACTCAAAGAAATAATCTCGTATGGTTCTGGATAGAAATCGGTTTGCGTCACTCTCAAAATATGATGGTTCTAATATATCACTTATAGTTTGTAGGAACTTTTTATCACCGAGTAATGATGATATAATTTTACATTGGAATGTTTTTCCAAAAATTTGTAAAGTAGATTTATCATTCATTTATTTTTTTCTCTATAATTGCTATGGTGCAATGTTGTGCTCCTCCGTGACTGGAATGTATATCTCCTTAAATTAGTGGAAATGTAAGTTTGTTTCATAACAACCTTTCTATAAATAGTAATCACAATTCCTAAAACCAATTATTTTATTGCCAGAAATCGTGTTCCACCAGTCCTGCTGGGTTCTTTGCCTTCTCTATTCTTGCTTCCATTATTTCAAAATACTCTTTTTCTCGTTCTATCATAATGTAATTTCGTTCACCCATTACTGCTGCAATTCCTGTTGTTCC